ACCTGAAATTTCCAATTGCGATCAGAACAAAACTCAGCAGCTGCTTCCCACTTGGCTTGATTGACACCCCAAGTTTTTACTTCGTTGATGTATTTCTTAGTGATGCGTGACTTTTTCTCAGGTGGTTTAGACTGTGATGCTGGCTTGACTTCAAACACAACCGTATCACCATTGCTTGTCTTTACAATAAAGTCAGGAAAGTATCTGTGAAGTTTTCCGTCTATTGGTGAGCGATATGGTATAGCGAACTCCTCGCTTGCCCACCAAACAATATCTGGATTGCGATCAAAGTATGACATACACTGCAGTTCCCAAGAGCTGCGGTAAATAATATTGGTTGGATCACCTTTGTATTTGTTTGGAAACTTTGGTTGAAACCTTCCCTGATAGAACTTCATAACAATCCGTATAAATAGCTGAAAACTCACTTCTATATAGGGCATCATATGGCATTACTTGGCGACCTTGGCAGCAAAGTTGGCGGAGCACTCGGATCTGGTTTCGGCGGCGTAAATGTTGGCGGAATAGGAACAGGCAACTTTTCTATCGGCGGAAACTTTAATCTAACCGACCAAAAACAGGCGATCGGTAACAGACCAGTTTCTGACCTAAAAGATTTATACAAACCAGAGCCTGGCGTTACAACGCATATGTATCCAGAAGATCTGGATGCAACAAAATACATTATGTTCGAGATTCAGAAAAGAATCCGTAGCGTTGAAAGCGTAAAAACAACAAATCCAGACGGTTCGGTATCTACCAACTTGCGTGCGCTTAATCAAAAGACCAATACGCATACTACAATTGTTCTTCCTATTCCCACTCAGCTTCAAGATAATCGTGGCGTTGGTTATGATCAACAAGGACTTGGTATTTTTGGTGGTATGGGAGCAGGCGAAGTTGGTTTAGGTGGTGCAGCAGAAGATGTTGTAGCTGCAATTGAAACTCTTGGCGGAACAGCATTAAGCACCGCTGGAAAACAATTAGGAAATGCAGTAGATAATGCTGGCGCAGTAGGGAGTGTTGCTGCAGGAGCGGCACTTGCAGTTCTGGCTGCAAACTATGCGAATAAAAAGTTTAACACTGGGATTACTGGCAGTCAGTTGGGTCTTGGTGGTGTGCTTGGTATTGCTGTCGCTTCCGCAAAAGGTACTGCATATCAAGCAGGTATCGCATACAATCCAAGAATGTCAGTTCAATTTAATGGTGTTGGGTTTAGAGAATTTACTTTTTCTTACAAGCTGATCGCTAGATCACCAAGAGAAAGCGATCAAATTACAAATATTGTTCGCACCTTTCAAAAGTTTATGCTACCAAAATATCAAGGTGGCTCACAAACTGGTTTTACTTACCCTGACGAATTCTTTATTTCGTTTGCTGAACCTTTGCAGAAACACATGTTTAAGTTTTTGCCTTGCGTACTTACCAACTGTCAAGTTCAGTATAATACTGAAGGGCAAGCGTTCTTTGAGATAACAAGCGCACCAGTATCTGTTGATATTACATTAACATTTACTGAAACCAAAATTCTTACTCAAGAGCAGATGGACGAATGGCATAGTGCTCAAGAACTTATGCATGGCTTTAGGAATACCGACGGCAGTCTTGATATGGCAATGCCAAGTTCTGCTTGTCAAGAATCAGTTGATAAGAATCATACGATTGGCACATATAAAGCCAATCCAGCTGAAGCACAAGCGGAATCAAATTACACTATGCCGTCAAATGCTGCTACTGGTGCATCAGTACAAGAAGATGCCAACGGTAACTTGTATGGCACAGGAGTTGCTCCATAATGTCTAGATATTTTACATACTTTCCTAATGTTCAGCATGACCTGACCAATAACGGACAGCGTGTTCTACTCAGAAATATTATGCGACGCTTTAGCGTCTTACCTTCTGTTAGCAACAACAAAAAGGTTTATAGCGAATACACCATTCAAGCAGGCGAGCGTCCAGATACAGTAGCAAGAAAGTATTATGGCGATCCAGGTCTTGCTTGGTTGGTATTATTGTTCAACGAAAAGCATGACGCTATTTTTGATTGGCCACTGTTCAACTATGACTTTGATCAATACATCAAAGGAAAGTATGGTAGCATTCCAGCTGCTCAAGCTGAGGTTTATGAGTATCGCAAAGTGTTGACTGAAAAGCGCACTAAGACCGACGGAACAATTATTCAGAAGCGTTATGTTGTTATAGATCAAACTACATATAATAGTCTAAGCGAAAGTCAAAGAGAATTGATTACAGCATATGACTGGGAACTTGAGCAACAAGAAAAGAAAAGACAAATCAAAATTCTAGATAAAATCTATTTGCCACAGGTGAAAGAAGAAGTTAAGTATATTCTTAGGAATGGTATCTAAATGCGTGCTTCGATTGATAAACTCCTTTTGATTCCAGCAAAAGGACAAACTCTTGACATAAGATCACTTGTGTTTGAGATCAATGTTTATCAAGATCTCTACGATCATTACATGCATTGCGATCTAGTTGTATTGGATTCAACAGATATCGCAGGTGCGTCAGCACAAGATGTAGAAAATTGGATCAACGGTGGTTTTACTGGTCTTGATACTTTGTTGTTTCAATACAGTCCTTCTGGTGGTATTGGAACGCAAATATCAAATCTGTTTATGTTATATGAACGCAGCGCAAGAAGTATCGTAAAAGATGGTATGTGGGGATATGTCCTTTCTGGTGTTAGTCTTGAATCTTATCAAAGTTTTTCAAAAAAGATTTCTCAAGCATACGGTGGAAGCAGCGGTAACACCATTGACAAAATGATTGAAAGTATCACTAAAGAATACCTCTACAATCGTGCAGTGCGTGATGATTATAACTCAATTAAACTTGATACACAAACTGTTATCGAAAAGAATATCTTCATAGAGCCAACAATTGGTGCACATCGTTTCGTTATTCCAAATCTTTCAGTTGATGATACGATTGAGTTTCTAGCAAACGAAGCAGACTCTACGAGCCATATTCCGCAGTATCTGTTCTATGAAAACTATCAAGGATTCAACTTCCGTAATTTGGAAACACTTATTTCGTTGAAGCCAAGACAAAAATTTGCATTGACTGCGTTTAATCTAAACTCAGAATACACTCGACCAACAGGCGCAGATAAAATTATTAATTACAGTGTAGTCAAAGAAAACAACCTGCTTGAAAAAGTTAGAGATGGTATGTTTAAATCTAAAGTGATTCAACTGGATGTGTTAAAGAAACGAAAGATTGAACATGTATGGGATTATGTGAAAGGAAGCACTCGCTTTACTACACTACAATCATTTAGACACGAAGGTAATGTTGATGACTCAAATGCTAATGTTACACTGATAACTAGCAGAAATGGTCATGACTGTCAGTGTATGGTGTTTAAGAAAGAAAATCATTTACCAAAACGCATCGATCAATTTATTGCTGCTCGAAAAGCATACATGAAACATATCTTCAATACAACTCTTGATGTTGAAGTTGCAGGAACCACTGCTTTGGATGTTGGCAATAATGTTTATCTTAAGTTCCCAATCAGCGATGGTCTTGAGGATAGAGAAGATTTGGTTGATACACAGTTGACAGGTAAATACATAGTAACGAAGATTCGCAATCAGTTCAGCGGAATTAGCACTGAAAGCGAAATGAAAACAATTTTCCGCTGTTCTAAGGACACGCAAATTCAATTGTAAGGTGATAATATGACTAAGTTTTTAGATGAAGTGTTAAACTTCGTGAAACCAAACAAACCACAAGTTCTTCAGGAATTGATTGAACCAGAAAATCACGTGCCGAAAGATGAAGAAGCAAACAATACCGTACAAAGCGATAAGAAAAAAGAATCCCTTCAGGAAATCGTAGATGCGTAATTTTATGGGCAAAGGCGACTTCGTCTGGTTTGTCGGAGTCGTCGAAGACAGAAATGATCCTGTTCAAATCGGGCGTGTTCGTGTGCGCTGTTTTGGCTGGCACACAGAGGATAAGGGAAGAATTCCTACCGAAATGTTGCCGTGGGCGATCCCCATTAATGGTATTCAATCTGCCTCCATATCAGGCGTTGGACATTCGCCGACTGGTATCGTAGAAGGCAGTTGGGTTATTGGTTTCTTTATGGATGGCGAGCGTGCACAAGAGCCAGTTATTTTTGGCACAATCCCAGGCGTACCAGTCAACGATGTAGATCCGTTCGTTGGATTTAATGATCCATTTGGCGTATTCCCTAGAGTTCCTGGTATTCCTGACACAAATATCGCAGCAAGAGCTGCTACTTGCGAAGAACACCCAGTTCGTATTGCTAAAAATGCTGACCGTGTAAATGATGACGGTGATGTGATTCAATATCCTTGTGCTAGACCTCCAAAGATTACTTCGGTTGCTCCCGATCGTGCATCTTCGTACTATACGCTGTACACGTGGCAAGAAAAACCAGCAGCTGATAATTCTATCTCATTGTACCCACACAACCACGTGTACGAAACTGAGAATGGTCATCTTATTGAGATAGACGATACGGAAGGTTCTGAAAGATATCATCGTTATCATCCTTCTGGGACGTATGAAGAGATTGTAGTTGATGGTTCTAAGACTGTAAAAGTTATCGGCGACAATTATGAATTGTTGCTTAGAGACAACAATGTTTTTATCAAAGGCGATTATAATGTAACAGTAGAAGGTGATAAACGTGAGTTGGTTAAAGGAAATTATCATCTAGAGGTTGAAGGTGATGTTTCATTTGACTGTAAAAAATCTTGGCAGCGTAAGATTAATCATAATCTTGAAACAGAGATTGGTAAAACAAGAGCAACTAATATTGGCCAGAATGATTTACTTACACTTGTTAAAGGCGATAGCGTAGAACAAGTTGCTAGTGGCGAAAAGGTATTGATTGTACAGAAAGATTATAATGTCAATATAAACGAAGATTATGCGTTGACTACATTCGGCAATACACAGATCTTTGTGACTGGTGATTATAAATTAACAAACCTTGGTGTACATTATGTGACATCTCAAGGAAATATAAAGACAGAAACTGCTGCGAATCAGACAGTTACTGTAACAGGGACTAAGACTGAGACAGCAGCAACATCAGCGCAAACATATACAGCTGGAGATATTGTAGTTGCTGGTATTTCTCATGTAAGCCACACTCACGGTGGAGTAGAATCTGGTTCTTCTAGCACAGGAGCTCCTGAATAATGGCAATTTGCGATTTAAAAAA